TTGCTATATGACGAGCCAAAGCATTTTGGCTGTATCCCAATTCGGTCATTTTTTCTTTTAGTGTTTGTTGTCTTTGCATTATTTTTTTGTTGCTTAAGGCTACATAACCTAAATTTTTAATTATCTTTTTAAAAGTGTTTTTTTGCTTTTTTGCAAAATAATGCATAACTTTACATAGTTTTTAGTAGTGAGGTACTGTGAAAATTGTAAAAAATAAACTTGAAGCAATAAACTATATGATAACTAAATCAGGTCTGAAGTATAGTGATATTGCACGCGAAGCAAATATATCTAGGCCACAAATTCATCGTTGGATTAATAATGAAGTAGCAGATGTCCGATTTGATTCTGTTTATGCTATTTCTGATGCTTTAGGATACGATATAAAACACCACAATAATAACATAGAGATAACAAATAAGAAAAAGGGAGGAAATGGAATGGATTTACTTATTAAATCGCAACAACGCACAATTGAACTTCAAGATGAAAAAATTAATCGATTAGAATCAAAAAATAAAGAGTTGCAAGAGAGTTCTATTAATAATCCATTTAAAAATCAATTATGGGATCAAATCATACCAAATATGTCTAGCACTGTTTTTGTGAAAAATGTTATTAGCTACGAAAACATGGATCGTAAAATTGTAGACACAGTTGGCGCAGAGTTGTTTCAAAAACATTTAGATCTTCCAGATGATATAGTAAAAAAATGTTTTAGCGACACTAGTTGGCACAAATCAAAAGATCATCCGATTGATACGCTTGTTGAAAAAGAGAGTTTAATAGATTTAAAGCAAATATCGACATATTTAGTCGGTCTATTTACTGCCATGAAATGGCTAACTGGTATGACTGAGTATTTAGATTTTCCAATCAAATATCGTTATAAAAATAAAACTTTAAAAACACAATGTGCCGTAAAAATTAAACTTAAAAAACAAATCAAGATTTTTACGAAATCAGTAATTCTTAACGAAGTAAATTAACACAACACACCACAACACATGAGGAGACAACACCATGGCATCAATCAACAAGCGAAGGGAAAAGAACGCTAAAAAACCGTATGTTCTATCATACTTTGACCCGGTCAAAGGTAAGTGGCAAAAAGCTACATTTACGCATGAGAATGACGCAAATGAGGAGCTAAGACGCTGGGAAAACATAGCGCATTACTTCAAAACCAACAATCCAATCTGGCACGCGATGTATTACCAAGCAGACGTAGCTGTAACAATTCAAGATGTCTTTGACAGCTATACGACAAATGTGCTAGATACAAAACTTAATCAACTTACAAGCAATCGATACATGTCAGTAATGAATAGTGTCGCAGCAGTATTTCCATTAGACACGCCAATTGATAATATACGCGGTACAAAAAAAGACGGTTTACTAGGTTGGGAAATATATAAAGCACATCGATCCAAGACATGCAAACGTAATGGTATTAATAGTTACTTACGTGATTTACGTAATATCTTTATGTGGGCAACTACTAATGGCGGCAGCCAAGGTCGTGGCATGGTTAACTTTGAGGTCATTACAAAAACAGACCGCTATAATGCTTCTGAGGTAGAAGATCTAGAATTTAAGATCTGGGAAGACAATGAAATACTTAGTCTTTTTAATCATCCGAAATTATCTGAGTTTCAAAGAGATATACTGACATTGTACACATACACAGGCGCAAGAGCAAAAGAGTTAGTAGGCTATAATTACAGAAACCGCAAAAAAGAACTAGAATGGCATCATATTGATTTTAATGAGCGTACTATTAGCTTACTACCAAAACGCAAGAAAACGCGCAAATTAGCCAAGCAGCATCCCATTGTAATGGATATACTTCGTAAGTGGAAAGATCAAGGTAAAGAAAAACCATTGCCATTTGCATATAATAAGCTCAATAGAATCATCAAGGAAATTAATGCTATTACTAAAATCCAGTTTACATGCCATGATTTGCGTAGGTTAAAGGCACAGTTGGCTGAGGAAGAAAATGGTGATATACAGCTTGCTGGCTACGCTATTGGCGATTCTACACAATCAGTAGTTACCAAGCATTACGCACCAGTATCTCATGCGACTATGGATAAGATAAATGATTCCATTGATAACGCTTTTAATCGTAAGATAGGGGTTGCGTAATGAAAGAAAAAGATAAGGCCGAGATGGAACAAGATATTCAAGACGTTAATAGTTGTGCAGTTGGACTTAAGAACGCTATTGTAAATGTAAAAAATGCATGGAATGTGGATATGTTTGACTCAATAATTGAGTACTTAAAAGAATCAAAGAGGTGTGATGCAGAATGAAAGTCAACGTAACTATATTCAAGATGTATTGGAGAGCTTGTATATTGTTAATAATTAACCACAAAAAAAGAGACAACAGCGGTAATTTTCCACATATTTCCACAAAAAGGTGGTGTTACTGACGGAGAGCCAATGGATTTTAAGTCCATAGTGTCTACCAATTCCACCACCCGGGCAAAGTAGTGAATTACCGACGAGAAACCCACTGATTTTAGTGGGTTTTTTGTTATACTTAATTTAAGCAAAATATGCATAAAAACGCACTAAAATGCATGGTTTTTTCCACAGGTTTCCACAGAACTAAAACTCTTCTGCAATGCTCATTTTGCAACTATACACATTTGGCGCAATTTGTTGCATAGCTAGTTGATCCTGGTTAAATCTTGCAAACATGTAATCAGTTTCGCTGCTATCCCCAACAGTATCTTTATTCATGCAAAATATAAATGGCCTTGTTGGACCATCGGTTATATTCCAGACTCTTGATATTACTGTATCATCAGAATAAATATATGAATAGGATTGCTGGTTAAGTAAATCAGATTTATTTAAATAACTAAAATTCAAATCAAATACTTGCCTTCCGCCATAAGTATTTTGACCATTTGTACCTAGATTAAATGGACTTTTATTGCCTGTAGATGCTAACCTACCGATATTAGTAGCACTAGCATATCGATTTCCACCAACCGATTCTTGAACTTTTACTTTATCATAGACTATAGATCGTGTTAACTGAACATCTGGAGCTTGTACCATTTCAAATGCTTGGCCAATCATAATTCCGCCAACAGCAAGATCTGTACTGCCCCAAGTACCATTATTTGCTGCACCAGTATTTGTAGTGTTGCCTTCGAACTGAATTGCCCAATAACGTAAATCTTGTTCCGTAAACGTAATAATAGTAGTTCCATCTGTTGCTGGCTCAATAACTACGCTTTTATTTCCACTAGCAACATTTATTGCATCAGCATTTACTACTTCAGTAGTGGTAATATTTTGCCACTCCGCATCAGTATCTGGATGAGTAATATCAATATTTGCTCCATCTAAGGCAGTTATGTCACTAGATGCGTTGCCAGCAAAAATTCTTATTTTACCAACCGCTGTGGCAAGATTATGATTTAAAATTGCAATATAATTTTGCCTATAACTAGCAGTAGAAAAATGAAACGTACAAAGCACATGCCCATCGGTATCTGCGCTAGTATCAAAGGTTACTTGATTTAATGGACGTAAATCCAATAAATCAGAAATAGTGTTACTTGATGGTAAACCAATAAAATTATTAGATGCATCAGTTGCTGTAACCGATCCGATTGCACTACCACGACCTCGATGATATGCAATTAGGTCCGTAAAAAATTTTGGTACTCCAATGTTATTTGCCATTAACCTACCTCTCTTGCTGTAATGCTCACTTTACCAGGTGAGCGATTTAAATCTACAATCATAAAATATGTAGTATTGTCAAAATCTGTACCAAACATTTCTACAGGCATATCCGAAAAAGTAATTACATCACCAGTTTCTAATTGACATCCTTTCATGGGATTAACTATATCACATTTAACTAGAATTTTAACATCACCTACAATATTATTATAATAAGAATAAAAGTCTGCGTTGCAATCTGCATCTGCTGTACTAGGAATTGTGCCCACATTAGCATCTAAATTAATAGTCTGTATACCTTCCTTATCTCCAAGATTATATTTTGCTCGTGAAGTATTGTTCAATGCATTTGTAGTAGCGTAATAACGATTAGAGTCTGCTGGATGTAACTTATTAGAAATATCCATTTGTGTTACAACATTATTTATACCAGTAGTGCTAATATTTACTTTATTAATATCCATTTTAGTTAAATTTAATGTAGCCGATAACTCAGTAGACTTTTTAACATAGATATACTTCATTTTTTCATCGGCCGTAAACTTTGCTACAAATCCAAATTCATATGCTAGTTTATCAAGCATATCTTTTAATAATACTGGTTCTAATTGCCAATATCGAATTTTCCAATTATTAATAGCACGATCTGTATTTAAAACAGTCCATGCTTCGCCACTATTAACTTCCGGGTCAGTACTCGGAATGCCAGCAAAACGTTGTAATAAATCTCTATGTGCATCATGGCCATGACTTATTGCACCACTATCCCATGATGCAGTTAAGCCATCGATAGGTAGGTAAAGATATTTAAGGCTAGATAAACTAGATAAACTATTATTTGTACTGCCTTTGGTTTCATCATATGAATGTTGTATATCACAATACAATACTAAATCTGTGATAATAAGAACTAAACTAACTGGATTACTACCACTTGCTGAAATTGTACTACTCAAATTAACTGCTGCTAAATTATTTGCACTTAAAGATGGCAATAAACTTATTTTTGCATAATTCGTTGATGATTCAGAAGTATTATTTACTAAGTTAGAAGCTGTTAAACTTGTTGCGGTATTCCCAGCTTCTACTTGACCAGTAAAATAATTGCCAGAATTACCACTAAAATTAACTCTTAAAGTAAAATCAACATCATCTTGTCCATTATTTGGAGTAGTCACAGTGCCTTTTATATCTAAATCTAAAGTATTTACTTTTGCAATCTCAAAGGAAAAATTAGCATAAAAGTTTTTTGCTTCAGCAGATACTGAACTAGAATAGTCATGTGTAACTCCAGAAACATTATAATGATTTAAAAGTAAATTTTTTGCATTATTAAATGTAGTAGAGCCATCTGAACTAAACGTAACTGGATTAATTCTAAATCTTCTTTGCATCTCACGTTTTACTATACCAATATTAGTATTTGCATCAAAATCACTATCTAAATTTTTAGTAGCAGCAGTATAGCTACTTGCTTTAATACCTAAAAAAGCATCTGCAGTAGCATCATAATAGCATGGTCTTATATCGCTTGATGCCAATGGTGTTACTATTAAAAAATCTGTTGTAGCACCTTTATGTTTAAAAGGTACTGGAAAAACTGCGTTTGCATGATCTCTGACTAAATCCCTATCACCATGTATTGTATAATCGCCATAAACAACTGGTTGATAAATATTATTAGTGGTTTTTGTTTGTGGAAATGAAATACCATCCCAAGGTCGATGGCTATTGATTTGCATAGTTACGTTGCCATCTTGATTCAGTTGTATATCTACTAATCTACCAGTAAAGATTTTTTGGCAATTACTTAGTGTATCTTCATTAAAAAACTGAGCATAAACTATTACTTTACGATTAATATAATTACGCTTTGCATTGTTTAATATGGTTTTATAAAACTCTGTACCTTGTGTTTCAAAATTAGCACTAGTTAAAGTAATGTTTGACGTGCTTGATTTTCCACTAGTAATATCAATACTCTCTCGCAGACTAATGTTTTTATTTAGTATTGATCCATGATAAAAATTATTATCTACTACTGTATCGCGCAATGCGAGTCCAAATGCGTGAATATACTGATCAAAGCCATTACTAGACCAAGTAGGTAAGTTTGTTGAATTATCAGAATGCCCAGTAGACAATGTTCCATTATTACTATTTGAACTAGAATCATATACAATTGTTCCATAACCTTCATCTAATTTCCAATAGGCAACTAAACCAGTATTGCTGCTATCCACAACGCTATTATATGTATCAGCAATTGATTGTGAGTCTCTTGCTATATTCCACACTCTAACATGTGCCAATTCGCCATCATAAAATTTAGTTTTAGCAAAATTTGCACCAAGGTACAATCTTTGATCACTGCTATCTGCACCAGTTGGATCTTCATCTGTAGTAGAATCTGATTCTGTTTCTGCCAAAATTCCGTTTTTATATACCTTGATATCATCTGTTACAGCACTTCTAACTACTGAAATATGAGTCCATGTATTTACTGCTAATGCTACAGAACTTGTTGTTCTTGTCACATTGCTACCAGTTCCATATTCATATTGAATAAAAATATCATCATTGGATTGTTTTATTATAAATGAATCGTTATCATCCTCATCTTCCGTATTGCCAGTTTTTGCTACTATTGGAAAATCTACTGATGTTACATCATCTGATTTGATCCAAAACTCAATTGTAAAATTGACTATTGGTGAAATATTGGCTAATGCATTTCCACAATCAATATAACTACCATCATTATTACCAGTACCACTCTCAGGATGAAACTCTAAACAAGTTTGATTATCTGCTGTAAACTGAAATAACCAATTTTCATTTACATCTGGCGCAATAGGCGGATTGCTTAATGCCATATTATGCTAAACCTTGACTAGCTGCTTTTTGCAACTGTGGAATTAAATTATCTCTAACAAACTCATCATTTCCAATCATGTTGCCTTGTATATTTACAGTAACACCACTAGATGCATTACCAGTTTGATTCATCTGTGCTAGGTTCTGTAATCCAATATTTTGCACAGCACTGCGTTGCATTACAAATTCACCAGCTTGTGCTAATATTGGTACATTATCTTGGCCTTGCACCTGGCCACCTTGAGCAAATCGCTGAATACTATTATTTTTAATTAAACCACCAGTATGAGCAATAGGCAATGAACCAATAGCACCTAAAACTGCTCCAACAGTACCTACTGGACCACCAGCAATTGCAAGCAATGCCCCAGCTACTCGCATGAACTGTTGCATTTCTTGACCAGCATTATCTGTTTCCTCACTCATAATATTCATCGCAGTACCTAAGCCGCTAATAGCTCCAGATAAATTATTAGAAACAGAAACCATTTCTTTACTAGTGTGAATCGCATGCACTCTTGCCATTACCAATCTTTGTATTGCTTCTGCTTCTTTTTGTTCTTCTTCTGTTAAGCCAGCTACTATTTTAATATTTAATTCTCCAAGTGCTGCTTTTTCAAGATCAAATTTTATTTTATTTTTCATCACATCAGATAAATTTTGTTCTGCTTGAAAAATGGTTTGAGCAACCCGAATACGTTTTTCATCTACATCATTATTTTGCATGGTTAATAACACTGTGTCTGCTGTTATCTTCTTAATTCGATCTTTTACATCTGCAGCCATGCCTAATGTAATTGTTTGATTGCCTAAAGTATTTATGTATTGCTGTGTACTGTTGTTAAGTTGGTTTGTGCTAGTATTTAAGGCTTGAGTTTGCGTATTTAAACTAGAAAAAGCGTTGGTTGCCTGTAACAACTTATCAATACCAAAGGCCACTCCTACCGCAGTAAGTGCTTTAACTAACAGCATATATTTTCCACCAAGAGCCGTAGTAATGGTAAGTAGCTTACTAAATTCAATTCTTGATATAACTACAGCCGAAGTAACAATACCAAACGCAGTAGCTAATTGAGATAATCTTTGCAAGTTTAATGCACGAAAAAAACCTTCTACTGAATTAACCATTTTGGTCATAGATGGCAACATAACCTCACCTATCATTGCTGCAAACCTAGTGATAGCATCATTCATATTAGACACTGCACCAGTAAAGGTTTCAGATAATCTTTTACTACTGCCTTGTATACCAGCAACAGGATCAACCATTGCACTTATCAAGGCTTTGCGAAACTCTGGTAATGTAAGTTTGGTTAAATCTTTGATTCCTTGTGAATCTTTAATCAGTTGCAAGATACCACGTTCGCGAAGTATATCTGCTGCTCCAGCACCACCAGCAAAGGCACGACCTAAAGCACTTGCCGCTTCGGTTGCGTTTGTACCCATAAATGCAGCCAAGTCAGTAACGGCACTAAGTGTAGATTTAGAATCCACACCAAACGCTTCTAACTGCGCTCCAGCATTAACCACATCCTGTAATGCAAATGGTGTAGTGGCTGCGATTTGGTTAAATGCATCAAATGCTTCTTTTGCAGCTTCGGTGCTACCAGTCAAACCAACTAATCTAGTCTGCACATCTTGAAAACCAGATGCAGCCTGAAGAAACTTGTTCATGGCTGCTCCAGCTCCACCTAATGCAAAGGTGTACACTAAGATTTTATTTCTTAATGAACCTAATGAGCCAATTAAACCTTTAGTTCTACCTCGCAGTCTTTCCGTTTCATCACCAAATCTTTTGGTATTCTTTGACAGCTTGTCCATATCAGCATTGGCTTTACCAAAACCTTTGCTTCGGACCTCAATAATAAATTTTTTCTCAGCCATTGCTTTTCTTTGTTTCTTCGTTAATCAATGCATTATACTCTTCATCAATAGCTGAAAAGATGACTACGCGTTCATATTCTGCATCATCAAGTGATCGTGCTAATGGTAGATTAAATCGTTTCATGCTCATATACTCTTCTAGCATATAATTTGTCTCTGCATTGCAAAAGTATTTGGAATCAGCACAAAACACTAAATTGTAATAAAGATTTGCCCCAGGAGTAAACTTGTGTTCCTTATCTTCTTTTAATGCACGATCTATTTCACTCCACAGTTCTTCCTCTGTGTATGTAATAGACTTCTTTAACGTTGGGGATTGTGCTTCGTATGGAAACACCAAGTTGCGTGATGGTTGTTGCTTATAAAACATCCAAGTGGCAACCCGGTGCATAATTACTTTTTTTTAGATGGCTCTTTGTATTGGTTATATACTTGCATTAAGACCTCATCAATCGCATTGTCATCTAACTTGGCTAGTTGTTTTTCTGGATCATTGAAAGCATAGTTTAGTACCCAATCAATTACATCAAAGAATTTTGCAGTATCTACTGAACCATCTAGTCCTACTGCTTTAATCTCTAATCTATGTAATTCGCGCCTTGCTTTAAAAGTTATATCAGTGACATCAAATGTGCCATGATCTGTTTTTACTGTCATGTATCTCTCGCATATAAAGTTTCAGTCCTACGCGATCGTGATACCAATTATTTTGGCAGTTTCACTAGCTGCAAATGCTCTAAATGGAATACTTTGTAACATATAATCTCCACTTTCTGGTTGAGAATTATCTATCATTGCATCTGGAATATCAATTGTAAAACCAGACGATTCTGCTAATGCAATTGCAATACCAGCACTATTACCTTTAAGCTGTGTTGCTAAATCTTCTATCGTATCATCACGTTTAACCAATAAATTACCAGTTACTTCATATGGACCATTTTGTACATAACCATATGGATTATAATCTGTTGTATCAATGTAACCAACTCTCGCTAATGGTCTAGTGATGTTAATTTCCCATGAATTTAATACTAACGGCTGACTATTTAGCGTCTGTGTGCTAAGTGAAAAAATGTTTTTTGGTGCGCTAGTATCTGCTGTTTCACTACTCGCTGCTAACGTGTTTTCTACTGGTCTATAGCCAGTAACAAAAGTTGATTCTACTACCATTTCTCCACCATTTGTTCCTACATCTTCTCGAAGTGTCATGCTAGTGCAATAACATCCAACCATAACTGAACTAATATTGGATGCGTCAGAGCCACCATTTTTAAATAATAATGTAACCGCAGTCTGTGTTCCAGTACCATGTTTCATTGTACCAGTATTTGTGGCTGGAGTCAACTCTGCTTCAGAACCTCCATCGCCAAACAAAGATAGGCATGATTTTAATACTGCGGTTGGTGTACCGCGCATAGTTAATGTAGTTTCGTACATCATAGTATCTGGTCTGTGATGACCTTGACTTTCTAGTTGTCCAAAAATACCAGACTTATTTGGTGCAATATCTAAAGTAGCACCAGCATGTTGTACATTAAAATCGATTACTTGTAAAAAATCCCATGTATCACCAGCAGCGTGGGATGTTCCTAGATTGACATTACTGCCTTTTGTACCTATGCCAACCGATATATTTGATCTAGATTGAAAATTTGTTTCAGCCATTATTTAACTTCCTTTTTTGCTTCTGCGCTTTCTAAATGCGTTTCTAGTGATTTTGGTATGGTATCTATATTTACTACTTCTCCATTCATTAAGCGCGTATGCTTTGCTGGACTCCAAAATGCACACATGTTTTTATCATCTGATAATTTTTTGTACGATTCTTTTGCTTTTACTTTCACGATACAATCTCCATTACTGACATTGTTGTAGCCATATCTGCATTAAGTAATTCAGGATTTTCTTCATCTCTACCATACTCAATACTTTCTACCACAGCGTTGTAAAACTGTCTTGTTCCACTTACGCTGTAATTTCTATTGTTGTACATAAGTCTTTTAAATCTTTCTGCAATTAATGCCACTTGTTTAATACTGTTTTTTGTGTAGTTACCAGCAAAATCAATCTGATAATTCACATTGACAGTATAGTTTCTAACTTGACCAATATTAATTTCTTCTACATACTCATCATTGACTGGCGTAATTAGAAAACTTTGATTACCTCTATCAGCAAGTATATCATACAGCACTGGAATAGAAAATTCGTCTGCAATAATAGTATGTAAATTGTCAATAACTTTGTCAAAGATGACGTTTTCAAATGTAATTGCCATCTACTTATAGTCCTTTCGATGACATCATCTGTATAGTTGCCCAGACTTAACACTGCCAATTGGTATACTATCACTTTGAAACGTTATGGACCACTCGTCTGATGCTGTATATGATCCAGCTTGAAAACGAATTTCTGCACCATATGCTAATGCCTGGTAATCACCATTCATTACTTCTGCATCTAAGACTTTGTGCATTTTTAAGCCTTGGTCATTCTTTGTATACACATCGTACTTTACATTACTTGCAGAACCGACACTAAAACTGCCACCAGTAGAGATAACTACCCTGACCTCATCATAATCAACACTTGGCGGTTTATGCAGTTTGACATCTTCAATATAACCTGTTGATGATCCATTTAATGCAATTTCAGAAATCACTCCAGATTCACTTCTGTAACTAGTTTCATTCCACATTACCAACTCTTTACGCTTCAACCTGGTAAGCATACCATTATCACCTAATGCTAACTCTTCTAGTTCTAATGCTTTTTCTGGATTATGGCTACGCAGTAAATCTGCACAAGCTAGAATTGCATTGCAGCGAATTACTACAAAGTCATAACTGCGATCTGATGCACCTTGATAATTGCTATTATTTCTTTTATAGATTGGTCTATTAAGATACGAGCGCATAAAGTCTGCTTGTTCTTTACACACTGTGGTCTTTAAACCATCCCAATCTTGCCCAGCTTCCACAACTGCATTATTTAAAGCACTCACACTAGATGATGTAACAAAATACTGCAATGTGTCTGTAGATGCGACGTACTGTGCTTCACCATTTGCATTAGGTGTGTCGGTTACCATAGTGACTTCTGCTTGGTCTACAAACGCTTGTGATACATATCCAGTGCCAGATAAAGAATATAAATTACTAGTTGCAGTAGTGGACCAATTAGATGCTAATACACGTTTGCGATCAAATTTATCAATATCCCCAACTACTGCCTGAAGATCGGTACTATTATTACAAAATGCTGTTAAATAACTCATGCGAATGCAACCTCGTCTTTTATATTTGGCAAAATAGTGACATTAGGTACTTGCGTAGTTGTAATTAATGCTACAT